CCACAACAAGCAGCTTTTGCTATGGATGATTATAAAAAAGCTATGAAGAGTATGAAATCTAATTTGATTAATCCTACTCCTCGTGCAATGACAGACGATAGAAGATACTTTTAATTTATGGCAGCATCACAACCTTATACAGTAGCCTGTACGGGTGGCTTAATAAAGTCTGCAAACTCTATAGACTTACTTAAAACACCGGGAGCAGCTAGAGAACTTCGTAACTTTGAAGTTTCTATCGAAGGTGGGTACAGACGTATTAATGGTTTTAGTAAGTTTGGAAGTGCACAAGTAACAGGCAGTACAACAAACATACTAGGAGTTATACCTTATGCTGATGGTGTTATAGCTTGTGCATCTACAGGAATTTTTTTTAGCCAAGATGGAAACAGTTGGTTAAACGTAAGTAGAAGTTCAGTAGATGTTGGTGGTGATAACCATACAGCTTTTACAGGTCGTAGTACACTAGCAAGAACATCACAAGGACAAGTAAGTTTTGCGTTGTTTGAAGGACCAACATACGATTACGGTATGTTAATGATTGCTGATGAAAATAATTTAATATATTATTTTAGAATGGAGGGTACTGGTGCTAACATTAACACTAGAACTTTTTTTTCAGGAACAATAGACCCAACACATTCAACTACTAAAAAAGCTCAACATGTAACAATACATGATAAGCGTTTAGTTGTAGCAGGTGTTGAAGATAATTTAAGTACAGTATTCTATAGTTCTTTATTAGACCCAACAAGTTTTAGTGGTAATGGTGCAGGTTCTATAACTTTATCAGACCAGATAGTAGGAATTAAAAGCTTCCGTCAAGAACTTTTTATATTTTGTGAAAACAGTATATTCAAATTACAAGATATAAACGGTACACCGATAGTTGTACCTGTAGCCAAGAACATTGGATGTTTAAGTGGTTACAGTATTCAAGAGATAGGTGGTGACCTTATCTTTTTAGCACCAGATGGACTGAGAACAGTTGCTGGTACTGCAAGAATTGGAGACGTTGAGTTGGGTACAGTTAGTAAAGCTATCCAACCATTACTCACAGACCTTGCAAACAACATTAATAGCTATGTAATTAGCAGTGTTGTTATACGTGAGAAATCACAATACAGATTATTTTATACAGATATCACTTTAGAAGAAAGTCAACAACGTGGTATCATAGGAACATTAAGACCAGATGGCTTTCAATGGTCAGAAACAAGAGGAATAGAAATAACAGAGGTTGGCTCGGGATTTAATACAAATGGTATTGAAAAGTATTATCATGGTTCTACTGCAGGTTACGTGTATAATCACGATTCAGGTAATGACTTTGATGGTACTTCCATTTTAGCAAGATATGCTACACCCGATTATGACTATGGTGATTTAGGAACTTTAAAAACTTTACACTACCTCAAAGTTTCTTCAAGTGCTGAAGGTGTTGTAGAACCAGATGTTCAAGTTAGATTTGACTTTGGTAGTACAGATATACCACAGCCACCAGAACTATTTGATTTAGGTGTTATAAATCCTCCATCGTTATTTGGTGAAGCACTATTTGCTACCAACGTATTTGGAGGAGCTGAAAATCCTTTAACAAGAATCCCACTTTATGGTAGTGGACATAGTAACAATTTTACATTTATAAGTGATGATACTAAAGCACCTTATAAAATTAATGGTCTTTACGTAGACTTTATACCTTCAGGCAGGAGATAAACAAAGATGGCAATAACTAAAGTAACAAGTTCAGTTTTAGATGTAGATATACCAGCATTTAAAACTTTTGGCACATCTTCCATAATGATTGGGGATACTACAACTGGTACAATTGATGCAGCTAACTACAACACTGGGTTAGGTGTGGATGTTTTTGCAGCTTTAACTAGCGGTGATAATAATGTAGCAGTTGGTTATCAGTCTTTAACAGCTAATACTACAGGGGGTAGTAATACTTCTGTAGGTTATAAGTCTTTAGATGCTAATACTACAGGCTCTAGCAATACTTCTGTTGGTAAATCTGCTATGGGTGCTGCTACTACAGGTGATAATAACACAGGGCTAGGAGCAGGAGCTTTAGGTGCAGTAACAACAGGTTCACAAAATACTGCAGTTGGAACTTCAGCAGGTGGTGGTACTACAGCTTCAAATAATACATCAGTTGGTTATGCAGCTTTAACAGCAAACACGACAGCAGACCACAATACAGCAGTTGGAAGAAGTTCTTTATCAGCAAATACAACAGGCACACAAAATACTGCTCTTGGTTCTTCTGCTGGTAGAAGTTGCACAACTGGTGATAACAATGTAGCGATAGGTTACGCATCTTTAGATGGTGCTACAACAGCACATAATAATGTGTCAATTGGTCGTTATGCGATGATATTTAACACAACTGGTTCTACCAATGTGGCGATAGGCTCTAATGCAATGTATGCAAACACCACAGGTAATTATAATATAGGAATTGGTTATGCTGCCCTTGATGGTAATACCACAGGAGCTTCTAATGTTGCGGTTGGTTACATTGCTCTAACAACCAACACAACAGGTGGTTATAATACTGCAATCGGTCAAAATGCTTTAGGAAGTAACACCACAGGTGCAGGAAACGCAGCCTATGGTTACTCATCTGGGTATTCAACTACGACTGGTGCTGAAAATACATTTATAGGGCAACTTGCAGGAGCATACACAGTTTTAAATACCACAGGTGCTTATAATTCTATGCTCGGTGCTTACAGTCACGGAACTGCTTCCGATACAACAAATGCAAATGTAATTGGATATAATGTAGCAGGAGAAACAAATTATACTACCATTGGCTTATCAGGCTCTGATATAAGAGCAGCAAATGGAGTAGCTACTTGGTCAACAGTCTCAGATAGACGAGTTAAAAAAGACATTGAAGATTCAACAGCAGGTCTTTCATTTATTAATGATTTAAGACCTAGAACTTTTAACTTTAAAAACAAAGGCGATTTACCTAAAGAGTTTACTGGCTCTTATGAAAAAGGCTCTACAGAGGCATACAAAGACTCTAAGACCCAACATGGTTTTATAGCACAAGAAGTTAAAGAAGCCATAGACAAGCATTCTGACATTACAGATGGATTTAAAATGTGGGATGTAAGAGAAACAGGACAACAAGAAGTAGCTGAAGCTGCTTTAATACCAATGCTTGTAAAAGCTATACAAGAACTTAAAACAAAAAATGATGCTTTAGAAGCACGAATCACAACACTAGAGGGATAGAATGGCAAATACAAAAATACCTAACGAATTACTAGAGCTAAGTGTAAAAACTTTTGGTACCTCATCTTTAATGATTGGGGATACGACAACTGGTACAATTGATGGGGCAAATCAAAATACTGGTGTGGGAGTAAATGTCTTTGCAGCCTTAACAAGTGGTGATAACAATGTTGCTATTGGTTATTCAGCGTTTACAGCAAACACCACAGGTTCTTCAAATGTAGCGGTGGGTCAATCTGCATTAGCTGCAAATACTTCTGGTACAACTAATACAGCTATTGGTAATGGTGCTTTATTAGTAAACACAACAGCAAGTAATAATACTGCGGTTGGTGGTAGTGCATTAATAGCAAACACCACAGGTGCTGGAAATACTGCTGTTGGAATGAGAGCACTAACTGCAAACACAACTGCATCAAGTAATGTCTCTATAGGTAAAGATTCTTTATATGCAAATACAACTGGTGCTACTAATGTTGCAGTAGGTGTAAGTGCTTTGCAAAATAATACTACTGCTACAGGTAATACTGCTGTAGGACATACAGCAGGTTTTCAAAATACTACTGGTACTGGCAACAGTATTTTAGGTTTTCAAGCAGCTTACTCATTAACTACTGGCTCAAATAATACAGTCATGGGTTATAACGCTTTAGGGAATAGTAATGTTTCATCAAATACAGCTATTGGTTATAGTGCATTACTTAATTCAAGTGGTAACAACAACACAGCAGTGGGTGCAGATTGTTTAGATGCGAACACATCGGGAACTGCTAACACAGCAGTAGGTGCAGATGCACTAACAACTAACACCACAGCAGGAGATAATACTGCGGTAGGAGCAACAGCTTTAGCAACAAATACCACAGGTTCTCAAAACACAGCAGTTGGGAGATATGCTTTACAAGATAACACAACAGGTTCTTTCAACACTGCGGTGGGTTATGAAGCATTGTCTGAGTGTACGACTGGTTCTGAAAATGT